ACGCCAGCACCGCCCAAAAGTGTCTTAGTTGAATCATCCATTCCCTCCTTCTCAGTCTTCGCATCAGGTTGGGACTCTGCGTTTACTTCCCAAGCTGCTTTCGCTTCCTGTCCGATCAGACCGTCATACGGACAAGGAGTTCCTGCATTCAACATAGCGTCAAAAACTCGTCTATCTTGACACATAACACTTACTGCTGCAACTTTCATGCCCATATCGAACAAAGTCTTTGCATTTTTTAATCTTTCACAATTTTCATCAACGACTTGAGTTCCTGTAGAAATACCAAGTATTTGTGTTTGGATTGCACCCGCTACTCCGAACGTACATAGATCAGAGTTGGATGTGTTGATTGTTGGTGAGATGGCAGAGGCGGGTGGTGACTTTAAAGTAGTCTCTGTACTACCACTGGTTATCACTGTTGATTCAGTGACAATGGGTACTACAGAATCCCCGTCCCCTTCAGTCGGAGCGTCTTGCGCTATTGATGTTGTTGATGCCATTAATAATATAAGCATCCAAAAAGAAATAATGTATCGCATAAAAAAGTTCCACTGTTAGTTTAATACAGTAGTTATTTATACGAATGATATCTTTATATGGGGAAAATGTGTCGGAAAAATGACACCTAGATAAGACCTCTGCGAACTAAGTCACGATAATTTTCGATCTTCTCTCTTTTCGGCCCTTGCGGAGTTACCTTAGTTCTTATATGTATAAAATTTGCTTTCTCTACATCGGGTTCAAATGAAGAGTAGTTCCACATCTGACCATTCAGGTATACGTCTTTGTCAGTATGTTTCATACCTAACTTGTTTGCCAAACAATGCATGACACCTTCATCATGATATCTTCGTGCAAACGCCATCAAGATGTCCTCTGTGAGTGCCTCACGGAACTTCTGACGGACTTCTCTTGACAACCGGAACACTGACCCACCCCAGTAAGGTGCTTCTACGGATCCGTAAAGCGGCAACAAACCGGCAAGGTTTTGCCGCAATCCTGTCTGGATTGCCGTGTGTCTGCCGATCCCTGTATCGTCTGTAAAGATGTTTTGATTACAAGTCTTTGCGACAAACATGTCTGCATCCACCATAACCACATAGTCATACTCATCATACTTCTCATCAAGGTAGATAAGTTTCTGACACGGGTAATCCATCTTATGTGCAATCTTCTTCTCAAACACGATACCACGAATGAACTCGTAGTCTGCACCAATCTTCTCTGCGTAACCTTTGATTGACTCAGTAGACTTCTCTACCAGTTCGTTCATTGGCCCTGCCCAGTGTTGTAAGATTATATTTTTCATAGTGTGTCAAACGCTTCCTTTACTATATTCGCAAATACTGGTTGACATTTCTCGCCTGGGTGCATATATTCTTTGTAGTCATCAAGTTCTTCTGCGATAGTCGCTAGATCTGTATATCTGTTCAGACCAAACCTAGAAGTGTCTCTAAGATAATTAAGTTCATCTTGTATCCACTTCATCCATTCTCCCCAATGATGATTCGGGTGTTTACCGTCATAAAGATATGGTTTCATCACGTCAACCATTTCTTCCCACATTCGATAATGAAACCCACCCTGCACTAACTTGATACCGAACCTTTCACACAACCACTGGAGTTGAGTCATGTACGACATACCACGAATCATTTGTTCACGCAATATGTCATGGTGATCATATAGGTAATCAAATGCTTGTGCGATATCTCTGTTTTCCAGTAGGTTGATTCTTGCAGGAGATGTCTGAGTCATGCATTCTTTTCTTTGGATCTTCATCATCTCTTCGATGCCAGGCCCGTAACTCTCTGCAATTTCAGTTCTCTCCCATGAAGACCATAGGACAACTAGGTGGGTAATATCGTCTCTGTGATCACTAGTCCGGAGAAACTTCATGAGATCTCGAAAGATCTTATCATTACCATTTCCACACATGGATATGTTTCTATGTTCCATGCCCAACTGTTCAGCGAGAATATGTGGCCATCCTAACTCCCAGTGGGTAGGGGGCGCATTTTCACATCCGTCTAGTTCATCTCCCCAAACGAAGGAGCACCCAGTAACCAATAACATTTATTATTTATTTTCCTCATCGTGAACGTACAGTTGGATCAATGCATAGTGCAATACTTTCATTAGATCTTTTCGTGCATCTTCAGGACTGCCCTTACGACCATATCTCTTTGCATACTTGACCACGTTACCCAGACAGAAACCAGTACCATGACCAGAGTCAATAATGATGTCTGTTGCCTGATACTTATCAGTTGCGTAATGTTGGTCATATGTACTATCGACATACGCCTGTACTTCAGTTAACAATTCCCTTTCACGGAACTTATACTCCAGACGTTTACCGTCTTCTAGAACCATGTAGTCCTCATCGGTAACATTTAATGTCACGTCAACGTCATCTAGTGTATCCCATGGTGGGGTGTGTGCAGTTATAGTCTTACTCATTTTCAATTTCCTCAATCAATAGATCACGCATTTGTCTTGCTTGTATGTCACGAGGATCGTTCTCTCCGTAACCGCAAAACTTATACGCAAGCGTTATTCTTTCATCTCCTGCATACGCAGAATGCCAACAATGATTGTGAGGTTCTTCCTTGGGGCCAAAGTAGTAGTGTCTACACTGCCATCCTTCAACATCTTGGATAGTCACAATCTCACCTGTCTTTATGTCTAGGTAACGAAAATATCCGTTACCAGTAGACCAAGTAAACAGTACTTGATATGCACATGCATCCCAGTTGGTATGCCACCCTACAAACCCGCCAGGCGGGTAGTAGGACAATAGTGCAGAAGTGTGTGCCCCGATCTCTGCCGCAAAGTCATACTTGACTTTCTGCATATAGTCACCCCACTTCTCAGGTTCCGCACGTACCATCTTTGCAATGGGTTGTGCGTAATGCCGATCAGGTGGCCCGACTAATTCTTCACGGGACATACACTCATTGAGGTAGGTCTCGGAACAGTAGTACTCTCCCATAGTCCTATCCTCTTCAGAACTGTACATCATATATTTGGGATCATTATAACCCTCAGTCGATAACAGTTCATCTTTGAACCCGTTCAAAGTTTCAAGAAACTCTGGATTACGGATTACAACTTCGGTCATAGAATCAGACCGGAAGTCGCTTCACGCCACGCCTTTGAAAACGTTTCGTTAGTAGGTGTAACAAACATGTAGTCGTGGAAAGTTACTTCCTCAACATTCTCAACCGCAGACATACAAACTCCACGACCAAAACCAACTTTGCCTTCATCACCTACAACCATCAAACGTGGGTCTGTTACATACAAACCGTTCTCTGATTGATTTTCAAAACGACAGATATACTCACCAATCTGAGTCATCACTGTCACAATATCACCCTTCTGCATTTTCTTTCTCCTCAATAAACTTCTTAATTACCCATTCACCATTTGGTCTTGGTTCCCATGATAACACATTACCTACCTCTAAGTCAAGTGCATCCATCAAATCATCTGGAAATTCCAGACAAAGTTCTCCGTCCACTTCTATAACTGGACAAATGAATCTATCCACTGATTTCATTTACTGCCTCCGCAATATCTGGGAAATGTGTAACGATATGTTCCCAACACTGATCTGCAACGATGCGGTGTTCCTTCTGTGTACCGTTACCTCTACGCAACATGCAGTAGTGAATCCAAGAACGTAACGATCCTGCCATATAGACAGTTGTCATAGTGTTACCTTCAGGTAGTACTACACGTGCCTGTTCCTTTGCGATACCATTATCTAGTGCCCAGTTATATGCCTTTTTAGACGCATTGATAACTTCGGACTGTTTCATGTTCCAGTTTTCGTACAGACGTTCTTCAGGACTCTTGTTACCACCCTTACCAAAATTCTCTGTGTCTTCAAGTTCAACAGAGTTCTGTCGGTTCTTAGGATCCTGTAAACGTGCCTCACGATGTGCAAAGTCTTCTGTCTCTGCGTATCTCTGAGAGAACTCTTGAAATGCAAACGAGCGATGACGTACAATCTGTCGAGATATATCACGAGTCGTTTTAATTTCAAGTGTCATATGCACCATCTCAAACGGAGACCAGTGATCATTCTTGATCAGGTACCGTAGTAATTTTGGAGCTGTCTCACTGTTACTCTGGTTAGATGGGTTACTCACACGAGCAACATATGCAATCAATTCGTTTGCATCCCATACATCACCAGTCACTCCAACGTTAGGTTTGCTAATCGCAACCAAGTTCACTTCACTCATTTAAATTTCCTTTTATGCTAAGATGTTTATATAGTGCGTTCTCACCACCGAAGATTCTAGGTTTCCATCACTATTATATGTGTATACGGTTTCTTGTTGTTGACTTGTCGCAGGTAGAACTTTGATAGTTGTCTTAACCAAGTTCTCTACCGTTTTGTCCGACATTGCTTGACTGGGATATGTTCCCGATACAGGCAACGCAGGTACAGATGCGACTGGGGGAATACTATAATCCGTCATTGATCTTCTCCATGTCTTCCAGACCTTCCTCGGTCATCCAACCTCGTTCCATCATGAAGTTCAGACAGTATTCAATACCATCTAATCTACCTTCTTCCTTACCTTGTCGATGACCATGCCAAAATGCAAGGGTTACCAACGCCATAATTATTGCTACTGTTTCGAATGGGGTCATACTCTGAAGTCCTCGAATCGTTCTGATCTTACTCTTTGACCACTGGAACTATTATCAAATGCAGGCCCAGTGTCCTCTTCCTGATTCAACGGTGACTCGTTTTGGTCAACGTCAAACAGTCTCATCTTACTTCGGTCAATACCCACAACGAATCTAGAATACGCAGTAGGATCGTTATACCTGTTCTTTAACTGCTTAACAAGTATCTGACCATTGTTCGATAACTCTTCATTTGAAATCAAGGCAAACATGAAGTCTGCAGTTGCAGGTAGACCGAATGATTCAGATGTATCTTCAAGACCTACATCATCATTAGAATAACCAGATCGAGTTGTTTGTGTTGCAGATACAATTGGTACATCAAATTCTACTGCGAGTCCACGTAACTCTTCTGCTATCGACTTAATATATGTATATGAGTTGATCGCACCACCCATAGATTTCATACGGGATGATGCACATATATTTAGATAATCGATATAGATGATATCAGGTACAAAGTTCTTCTTCAGTTTCAGTTCATTCAATAGTGCACGGAAGTGTGACGCATTCGCTTGACCCGTAGGATATTCCTTGACAACAAGTTTACCCTGAGTCTTTCTCGCAATCTCAGTAACCTTGTCGGTGAACATATCCTTAGACAGATTCTCCAACTGGTCAATCGGTACGTTCAGGAGGTTAGCGTCAATACGTTCTGCGATTCGTTCCTCGGCCATCTCCATTGTGATGTATAAGACATTCTTCCCTTGAGAGAGGTTGGATCCTGCACAATGACACATAAAGAGAGACTTACCAACACCCGTCCCAGCCAGTGCGATATTGAGCGTCTTGTTCGGTAACCCGCCCTTCGTGATACGATTAAAGTAATCCAAATCGAAAGGGAGTTTCTCTTCTTGTGTGTGGTAGAAATCAAAACGTTCCTCTACCTGTTCTAGGTAGTCGTGGCCAATGTTAGTATCAAACGAAACACCCAATGCTTTAGATAGTACATCGGGTATTGCATTCTTGGATAGTGTCTGGTGTTTACCATCAATGATAGAGATAGACTCCATCACTGCATTGAAGACCGCACGGTCTTGACACCACTTCTCAGTTCTCTCCACCAACCATTCTAGGTTCTCTGGTTCTGGTGTAAAGATGTTCGGAAGCAATTCTATCGCATGACGATACTGTTCATCATTGAGTCGATTGTTCTCATCAATCTCAATCTTGAACGCTTCCATACTAGGGAGTTTATTATACTTCGCAATAAACTGGGTAAACTCTTTGAATAGTCCCTTGTAGACACCATCAAAGTAGTCAGGTGTAATGAATGCAGCTACCTTACGAGCGTAGTCATCATTCGTCAATAGATTCCGTAGAATCGTCTGTTCTAGTTGTATCTCCATCATCTTCCTTCTTTTTTCGCTCTCTACTATATACCGACCCGTTTCTTATACCATGTTCCAGAACATCCTCTAGAATGTCTGCTGCAAGTTCCTGCAGTTCGACATTGTTGGAATCAAGTCCCTTGATAGGTGGTTTACCTACAACCCTAAAGTTAAAGGTGAGACAGTCACGGTAACCATCAAACTTAATGGTACCGTAACGTATCACGGTTTCAGTAAAGTCGCCTTGTAGGATACGAATATCCCACGCAGCTTCATTATCAACATATTCAACGGGGATCATTTCGTAATGAATCCCCTCCGAAACTTTATTTACATCAATCGTTTTCGACATCAGAATCTACTATTGTATCAGGATCTACTTGAGTTGGCAAGCCAATTTTGAATTGTTTTTGCACAAAGTCTGGGAAGTCAGTGAACTCTAGGATAGGTGTCCAGAACTCTTCATCCAACGTTTGAGACAAGCGTACCTTCGGATCCACCAGTTCACCAGTAGAACGGTCAACCCTACAATACCAACCGTTAGAAGGCTTAGCAACATAACCGCCAGCGAGAGCAACATCCAGAAGACCGCTATAACGTTGGACACCACCGTCCCAAGAAACTGAGATAGGTATCTTTGACTTTTCTTTAACATATCGAGATTTCTCCACATTAATAATAAAGTGGTAACCCTTGATCTCTGTACCAGACTTGTCTTGTTGTCTACCTAGAATCCAGATGTTATCTGCACTATAGTAGATACCAGTACCACCACCCACAATATCTTTAGGGAACAATCCAATCTCTTTGTAAGTATGGTTGACCGCAAGTAGAGGGATATTCTTCATTGCAAGGTATGGTGTAGTCATACGGAACAGACCCTTCAGTGCCTTCGCACGTGACATGTCTGCAACAGACTTCTCGTTCATTGCATCATCTAGTTCTTTCTTGGATGCAAGGTTACCGATAGAATCGATCACGATGATCACATCATCATCCCGATCCAGTTGTTCTAATTGTCCAATCAGATCGAACTTCAGTTCTTCTACGTTTGAGATAGGAGTATGCAGAACCCTAGAAGTGTCAATTCCAAACTGCTGGAAATAAGACTGGGGTGAACCAAACTCACTATCGTAAAATAGCATGACCGCATCTTTCTTTGCCTCCATGTATGCACCCGCCATCAATAGTGCGAATGAAGTTTTAAAGTGTTTAGATGGCCCTGCAAGGACTGTTAATCCTGGCGTGACACCACCATCAAATGATCCCGACAACGCAACGTTCACCATCGGAACATTGGTTGGAACCATATCTTTCTCAGTAAAGAACTTACTCTCCGACAGTACTTCAGTTGCTTTGAGTTTCGAGTTCTTTTTCAGTTTGTCCATTATTGACATCATCATCTCCAAATGTAATGTTGTTTACTTTTTCACGTTCATCTAGATCATATTGTACACGATAAGCACTATTAATGTCAAGCACTTTCTGCAACAAATCGAAATTATTTTCCTTACCACGAGTCTCAGAAAACTTTAGAAACGCCATTGTGTCTTTTGGTAGACACGCACCACCGAACCCACGTTTCTTATCAGGGCCGGGCACTCGTGTATGTTTATATCCGATACGATCATCTGCACCCATTGCACGAGTGATCATATTGTAACTACAATCAAAAGAATCTACCACGTCCCTCAATTGATTGAAGAACGTCAGTTTAGTTGCGAGGTATGCATTGGTCGCATACTTTACAAACGATGCTTCGCAACCAGACATGCGGTAGTACTTATCAGACCTACAGTTAGAAAAGATATCATAGATCTGTGTGAGTTCATCACATGCACCGTTAGTACCACCAAAGACATGGTGTTCTGCATTAACAAAATCCTCACACGCAGACTTCTCTGTCAAAAACTCAGGGTTGTATACGAACCTATCAAGTGCACCATCTACCATAGAGTTGTAAATTCGATCTACAATATCAGGTGTGATTGTTGATTTGACAACAACAAATGCATTAGTATGGATCAACAACTTGAGTGTTGCATCTTCTACAATAGACGCATCCACAAATCCAGATTCAGGATTCTGTGGTGTTGGTGCACACACAAATACGACTTGTGGTTTCCACTTGATCAAGTCATCAACGGTGGTATCATAATTAGGATCCACCAAGAAGTGTTCTACCATAGGATGAGAGAACGCATACTCTACCGCTTTACCCACAAACCCATGACCAACAATACCCATACGTAATTTATTGTTAGGACTTATGGGTAACGGAGTTCCTTCTTTAACTTCCGGAACGAACTCATCAAAATTATCTGCCATTATGATACTCCACATACCAATCGTAAAAATTCTTAATACCCACACTCACGTCAGTGTTGGGGTGATATCCCAGTGCTTCTAGTTTAGAAGTGTTAGACCATGTTTCTAATGTGTCTGCAGGATGTTTAGGTAACATATTGTAGATAGGTTCTTCTCCAACATTCTTTGCAATCTCTTTGATGAAGTCCATGAGATCAACGGGACTACCTCTACCGATATTATATATTTCTCCGGAAGGAGCATCTTTGAATATCACGCACTCAATACCATCTAGGATATCTTCTACGTAGGTAAAGTCTCGTTTCATGTCTCCGAAGTTGAAGACGGGAATCGGTTCACCTGCAATGATGTTCTTAGTAAAACTAAACAGTGCCATGTCAGGTCTACCCCAAGGCCCGTATACAGTAAAGAATCGTAGACCTACATTATTCAAACCAGACGCTTGCATCTGACATTCATTTGTCCACTTAGACCAACCGTATGGATTTAACTGTTTACCTGTCTCTTTACCTTCAGTCCACGGTAACTCAGATCCCGCAAAGACACAAGAGGTTGACGCATATACAATCCGTACATCTGGTAAATGCTTCTTGCATAGATCTATCAGATTTTGTGTTGCATCA